CTCTCAGTACCATCTTCATATTTTATAACTTTAGTAACATTACCATTATTATCTTTAGTTATCTTTACATCTGTTCTTCTTGATTCTATTCCATCATCTTCTTCTTCCTCATTTGTCATAGCAAAAGGATTTTTTTCTTCTTCTACATTCTTTATCTCTTCCTTTGTATCGGATGTATCTGATTTAGATGACTCATCAGTACTTTTATTACTTGCAGTATTGATAGCAAAATTACTGTTCTGTTCTTCTTTCTTATCTTCTTTCTTATCTTCTGTTGTATTATCTGTCTTTTTATCTGGACCCCAGAAAAAATCTCCAAATCTATCAGCAAATGATTTTTTTTCTGGTTCTGGTTTATCTTTATCAGTAAAATTTATATTCCCAACTTTTTCCCAACTACTTTCAGAAAATCCAAAACCTTGTGGATCTTTGAACAAATTCAGTTGTCCTGATAATTGTTGACCTATTGATCGAAATGCACCTGCTGTCGCATCTAATTCTTGACTTGCTTCTGATTCTACATCTTTACGTTGAACATCTAATCCTTCTAGTCTTTTTTCTGTTTCCTCGTATTCTTCATTATATCGTGTAAAAATATCAATTAAACCGCCAGTAAAATTCTTTAAAGAATTTAACATATTACCAGCTTTTGATAAAAATGATGTAATGCCCTTTATCAATGCTGGTAGTGTACTAACCATCCACCCAATGAATAATACACCAATAAAATCAAGTATTCTACCAAGAAATCCTCTAGTACTAGTTTGGGTAATATCTCCAGTTTTTTTGACAGCACCACCTACAGTTGATGCTTCAAGTTCATCCTCTCTATCTTTCCTTCTAATATTTTCTTGTCTTTTTCTAAAATATGAACTATCAGTAACCAACAAACTCTTCTTAAATTTATTATCTTCTTCTATAGACTCAGACATACCTTCTGCTGATTTTTGAGCAGTAGAAAATCCAGAAGTAAAAGCAGTAACACTTCTTGCTATATTCTTAATACTACTAGAAGATCTTAATAAAGAATTTCTAACGGCTTGGTTACGAGTTGCCATATTAATTTGCAGTTATTATCTGATAATGCTTTAATGAAGTATAAACATAATTATTCCGACTATTAGATGATGATATTATAGGTAAAGGTACAGATCCTTTAGTACCTTCAGGAGGTGGTGCTCCTTGTACATCATTTTGACCTGTTCCTGATTGTTGTGAAGAAAGATTTAGTGCAAAATTTTCTCCACCATCATCATCTTTAGATATTTGTTCAGCAACTTTACCATCAGACTTTTTGTTTATACCTTCAATAGACGATGAATCTTTTGTTTGTGTGCCAGAAACCTTATCATCTCCACCATCACCTCTCTCTCCTCTTTTATCAAAATCAGTCATTCCAAAGGTTGCAAAGTCGGCAATACCTGCCAAATTTCTCATAAAACCTTTTGGTTTCTCTTCAGTACTAACATCAGTATCAGAAGTAGAAGTATCAGAAGTATCAGTCGTTCCACTCATATCTTTAGCAAATACTGCTCCTGGACTAATTGATTTTGATGCAGAATCTGAATCTTTATCTTTACCCCAGAAAAAATCTCCAAATCTATCAGCAAATGATTTTTTTCCTTTATTAGAACTTGATCCAGGTGGACTACTACTAGAACTTGATCCAGTATCTGATCCATCAGAAGTAACTGTGCCACTATCACTAGTTCCACTACCATCTATTGAATCACTACCACCTGTTGTATCAGAAGTAGTATCACCAGACTCTGCGATATTAAGTGCAAAATTTGAACTACCTGATGTATCAGTACCAGACACATCTCCACCTGAATCACCACCCTCTGGCGGTAATGGTGTTTTTTGTCCATATTCTGGAAACACGAATTGCACAGCCTGTTTTGCCTTTTCAGCTAATCGTTTTAATAATTTCCAAATAGCATTAAATCCTCCATAGATAAGACCTGTTGCTAATGCACCTAATGCAGTATTTTTAAGAAATATTATCGCTCCAGTTATAAGTTTAAATTTTGCAATAATAGGTATAGATGCATATGCTAATCCAGCCAGTAAAAATCCCATAGTAAGTAGAATTCCTTTAGCTTTTGCATAATTCTTTTCACTTAATGCCTTAATTAAATCAATAGTTTTACCAGCCAACCAACCAGTTGTTAAAGCAAATAAGAAATCTGTTAATCTAGATAACAATCCTCTGGTTTTTGATGCTATTTTTCTAATCGGAGAAAATAAAGCAGTTCTAATTTTACTCTCTATTACACCTTCTTTTCCTTCCCGTAATCCTTGTTCTGCTAATACTCGTTCTCTATTTTGTCTTGCTTGCTCTCTTCTTCTTTCTATAGATGCTCTAACTTCTAATTGATTTTGTACAGATGCTAAACTACTTCCAAGCCTAGATACTCTTGCATTAATACTAGAAAGTTGTCTAGAAACCGATGTTAATGCTGATGAATTTTGCTGTATTAAATTTGTTGTTATCGGATCTGGCTGTGGAGGTGCAGCAGGTGGTGCAAAAACAGCAGAAGGTACAGACCTTCTAACTGCCTGTATTCCTCCTGCTAGTGGTGATGCTATTTCAGCCATTTGATTCTTGTCTTGCCTTTAAATTTTCTTCCTCAATATGTTGTTGGAGTAAAGAAATGTATATTTCTCTTTCCCAAGGTATCATATTTTCTAGCTCTGTTAAACTATATTTATGATGGTGCATCAACGCAAAATTCATTTTATAGTATGACTCAAGATCTTCATGAGACATACTTACCCGAAAAAACTCTGTAAACCCTCCAAAATAATTTCATTCTCAACTCCTGTATTTGGATTAGTGACTTTAACTGTATGAGAAAGTTTAGGCATAGTATCAAAAAATGTTTCAATCATCTTAAATTGAGATGAATTTAATTGTTCCAGAAACTGTGATAATTCTTTCTTTGTACAATCAGAAGCAGCAAATGATTCTTCTTCAGAATAAACTTGCTCAATACAAGAAGCAATCAATTCAAATGTATCGTCAACATTAATATCATCTATATTAGCGAAATTATTTTTAATAAATTCACTCAGAGATGGATATTTCATTCTTAGAGTATATTGATCATCAAGAACAATATCTTTTGAATGTTTATCATCTATTTGAACCTTTATACTATCAATATTAATTGAAGTAGGAACTTTGGTCTTCTTATCATCAGGACAAGTGACCATAACTTCAATTTGCTCACCAACAGATTTACCACGAATATTTAAAAATAGATATTCAATATCAAAAGTAGATAATTTTTCAACTTTAATACCTCTTGAAAGAATACAGGAAGATATTACATTTTTCACTGCATTTGCGATTTGATTAGTATCCTCACTTTCCATTGCTAATATAAGAATTTTTTCTTCTTTTACTAAAAATGGTCTATATTTAATCTTCTTTTTAGAAGATGGTATAACCAACTCATACGTTGGCGTTGCAATTTTTGGTAAAGGCATAATAAACTATAACAAGTCGTAATTTATATAGGTAGGTTATTTAGAATTATAATATCCATCATATCCATCACCTAATGAGATAGCATCAGAAAATGACATTCCAGTACTTTTATAGGATGGATCAAAAGCATTTTTAAAACCTTCTGCACCACTAACATTCTGAACCGATACTTGTCCTGTTGCACTAGTATTTGCTACAGTTTGTGCACCAGAAGATCTTTTGAATAAAGTTGAATTTAGATAATTTTTAGGATGTCTCTGATTATAAGCATTTACTTCATTAAAGGCGATTCCTTTTTCCATTGCAAAAGAAGATGTTTGACCTGCAATATACCTATCATAACTAAAATTACAAGTTGCTTTTAATACTTGTGCACCTTCATATGAAACTCTTATTGAATTTAATGATATTGGAAATAATCCTCTGAATTTATATTCTATAAATTGCCTATAATTTCTTTCAAATTTAATTATTTTAGTTTCATTTGATTTATAATGTTCAGGATACCTCATTCTAAAATAATATGAATCTTCAGTTTGATTTGGTTGACTAGCACCACTAACATATTCCATCCAATGCTCTAAAAATTTTAAAGACTTATATTCATTATCAACATAAAAATCTAAACTTATTTGAGTAAAATTTCTAGTATGAGCAAATCTTTCTACAACACCTTGATAAT